TTTGTCTACAACTCGCATACGAATTGTTGGACGATCACATCCACTGGATCCACCACGCCAGAATGCAAGTGGTTTGCGATCTTCCCAAGTGGGAAAATGAAACGGTTGTAGTACAGCCGTAAGTCCGCGGTTGAACGTATCGTCGTCCAAAGGTAACAGTAATAAGTTAGGACGGCTAAACTGACGAGTGCATAACATGGCTACAATTGGAGTTGTACCGTAGCGTGCACTGGACTCTAACTTTTCAAACTCTTTCTCTGCACGTGTAGTTGCATGGTGAGTATCCGATAATTGAGAATAGGCTTCCTCTCCAATCAATCCATCGGATTGAGAGAAGACAACTGAAACCGAAGGTGAACAAGACTGTATCGATTGAACTACGAATTGTTCAATTGCACTTGCAGGGTAAAATGAGCTGTATCCACCAGCCCAATAGAGTGGGACCTTTGAAGGAACTCGAACAATTCCGCTTGTATACGGAGTCCAAACAATTGAATCATCATGATCTGCCTTATACCAGGTAGGAGTCCAACCAAGACTTTCCATGTGAGCCCATACATTGACTTCCCAAGTTAGATGAGGGAGGGTTGAATAGACTTGAGTATGACGTTGATGAAATTCTTCAATCGAGGCTCGATCTCCGATAAACAAACTTCCGCAGAATCTCCAACTTACATGAGAAAGAACAACTTCCTGCTTGTTCCAACATCCTGGAACCAGCATACACGGTGTAGGTAGAACTGTCTTTCCAAGCTGACGGATCTGTGAAAGAGAGGATTCGAGTGTTCGAAACATATGGCAGATTCCAAAATCAACCCATGCAAAATGACTGGAAGAGTGCATCTGTGAATCCATCGCTCGCTTCACAAGCTCAACCTTGGAGTTCATGAGAATCAAGAAGTTGCGAGTATCATGAAGAGCATTACGATAGTCTGGAAGTCCAGAGGGAGCATTTGCATACGCATTCAAGTCTTTCAATGAGACATAGTCAATAATACCATTTTTTAGAGAGACTCTTCCTCTATAGTTAGGGCTTAAGAAGAGGTGAAATCGAATTCCAGTCGATTGGAGTTGGTTAAATAAGTCAAAGTAACGGTCAACGGATTTGTCTACTGGACGTGATTCATCTAAGCTAATAAACGCGGATACGAAAGTAATGGTCATAGTTTACACATATCTATCTGGATTGTAGTAAATGGAATCACTTGTAGACAATACCTTGACGGATAAGAACACTGGTCATTCATACCTTCCTGTGTATGAGTCGTTATTTTCACCGTTTAAAGACACTTGCAAGAACCTTCTTGAAGTAGGTGTGTTTGACGGAGGGTCTATCAAATTATGGGAGGATTACTTTCCAAAAGCAAACATCTATGGACTCGATCTCGACCTACGTAGAAACAAATTCACTCCTCGAACACATCGAGTTCATATATTACAGGCAGATGCATACTCACCTTCGGTTGTAGGAAAGTTTGAACCTGAATCCTTTGACGCAGTGATTGACGATGGATGGCATACGTTGGATTCAATGTGCTTATTTGCAGCTCTCTATATCAATTTTGTACGTCCTGGAGGCTATCTCATCATTGAAGATCTTCAACATCCTTCATGGGGTGATGAAATCAAAAAGTTCTTACCTTCCTCTATGGTGAGTCGTGTCGAAGACCGTAGACATATCAAGGGAAGACATGATGATATTATGTTCATAGTGCAGAAGCCTACAAATCCAAACTAGCCATCTTCTTCTCTTCCGGTTTTGGTGGTAGAGTTCCGTGTTTGCGATGGTCCAACACTTCATTCCAGAACTGACGTAGCCCTTCCAAATGCTTAGTCAGCCATTCTGGATCCTTCGGCACAAAGTCTTCCTTAATCGAACCTAGAATCCAATAGACCACTTGAGTTGTGTCTTCATAAATTTCTTGGTCGTAGAGTACTTTGCCGTCCTCGTAGACTGTGAAGGCTCCTTTCACTTCAGTCGTCTTGGTCCATTCAGAGTAATTGACTTGCTTAAATCTGAACTCTACATACTCGCATTCATCAATCCCTGTACACTCCATTTGCATCTGCATTTGGTGTACATAGCCTGGAGGGATTTCAGCTTTCATTGCACGACTAATCGGACACTTGAATTCAACCAAACGTCCATAGCGTTTCATATCTGCCGCATCATTGGGAACAATCAATCCATCTGGAGAGGCTCCTAGAAATGTATGGACTGGATGTTGGACGCAGGACACATCCGTAATTGTACAGTTGGTTCGTTCTTCGTAGATACGCTTTGCGATGGGCTCAAATCGAGTTCCCCACAACAATGCAGGAATACCAGGTCCATCTCCTGGAGGACGTGGTTCTAACTTACGCATCATCACTTCACGGCGTGCAGAGTCTGAACCAAAGACGCCATAGACTTCAGAGGCAGTAATCATCTCGCCTCGCTTGGCGTGCCATCCATCCGTGCGCTGATCGTTGGAACCGTACATTCGCAACACTCGTTCGTAGCATCGGTCTCTTTGCCACAATCGTCCGACTTCGCCGAGCATGATTCGGTCGACGATGGTGAGTATGTGTCGTTTGAGTACAGTGTAGGAGAGTCTCGGTTCAAGGGTCTTGCAAAAGAGGATAAAATGTTTGAGTCTGTGATTAAGATGTGTATAGGGTCGGTTGTCGAGCAGCCATTCTGTGAGGCGCTCTTCCATTGATCACTCTTCTGCGTCGTATCCGAAAGTCCGTTTTCAATAGACCATTCTCCTTTACCGTATTCCGGAACCTCCATTCCTTCCAACAACTTCGTTTCATTGACGAGTTTGAGTTTCATAGCCTCGATAGTTTCGCCAAGTTGTTGAGTGAAGGGTTGGATGTCTGCAATTTCAACGCCCAAATGAGAACTAAATACGGCACTCATGGAGCTTTGTTATATTCTTGTCTAACCCATTTTCAATGAACCAACGCACTTCTACCATGGAGATCCAAAGCAAAGAACAACTTGTATTACATCGACTGTCGGTGTTTTACAGCAACCCTACCATTCTTGAACGCGTTCGTGCAATTATTGGAGGCGAATCGCAAGTGAGTTTACGATTGATTGACTGGTTTGTGACCAATTATGCGAAGAAACATAATGTTTCGTATACAACCACAACTGGACGTCATGTGATCGTCTATTTGGCGTATAAGTCACATCTGAAGGCATACAGCAAAAAGATGTTTGATCCGTTCTGTCGTTGGAAGCGTATTCAGTTCATGGATATGAAAACAACCGTAGGTCAACTCAGCTTTTTCGAATGGGCCATTCAAGACGATGTACTCGCATACATTGACGCACATTTTGCTGAGATTCAAAAAGATATGGACGAATGTTCAACCGTTCTTACCAAGTCAGAGGGTAAGACCAAACGACACGAACTCTCACGTTCAGCGACCAAAACGATCTGTCGACACGATGTTCGCGTTTCAGTGTCATTCGCATAAACTTGATAAGGAGTAATGCTTTCAAGAACCCAACTTGGATTTGTCTATACAGATATCGGAAGTGGAATTACAGAGAACGACTTGGATGTGATTGCAGACAGCTGGGATATGGATGGACGCGAAGTGTATCGAGGAACACGTGATCCGCGATATATGCACGCAAATGTACATTGGTTATACGACGATAGCTTGGAGCGAGTTGGATGTGTAGAACATTCACTCAAAGACCATGCAGACTTTAATATCCTTTGGTTCAAGGACAATGACTTTGGAACCTTGCTTCAAGAAGATGGTTGGGAATCAATCGATGATATTTGGTCGTTGTTTCCACGAGCGGTCTTTGATCGATTTATTAATGAAGAATGGACTACACCTGAACGCATCTTAGAACAATGTCTGCAAGGAGAGGTTCGTGTGGTTACGTTGGATATGTTGTTGGATATGCCCACGGTCTATACGTGCCAAAAATGTGGGACCAAATCACTTGAACCCAAAGAAGGATGTACCATGACTGCAGACCGTCTAGACTTTCCAGAATTGAAAAAGGTACTTTTTGTAGACGAGGATTTAATTGTCTACACTCCACCTAGATCTTCAAGTGTATGGCTTATACTACAGCCCCAGCTA